TGAAAAAAGGTGGTAAAGCAGAATTTAAACCACATATGATGTATAAAGATGGAAAAAGTGTAAAAGCTAATTCATATGAAAAACACTTATCTTTAAAAAAACAAGGATATGGCCATTCAATGGAAAAAATGAAAGAAGGCGGTAAAGCTAATAAACGTAGTGAATTTCAATCTGCATTTAGAAAAGCTAGAAATGCAGGTAAAAAAACTTTTATGTATAAAGGTGAATCATATAATACAAAACTTAAAAAAACACCTAAAAAAACAAATACTTATCTTGAAGCAATGAAAAAAAATCTTTCTAAAAGAAAAAAGTATGACGTTGATTCAGGAGTTAAAAATCAAAAAAAGTATGATGTTGATTCAAATATAAAAAAACAAAAAAAATATGATGTTGATTCTGGTATAAAAAATCAAAAGAAATATTCAGCATTTTTAAAAAAAGGTGGCAAGGTTTCATAAATGAGAATATATTATTGCAGCAAATGTTCAAGAAAAACTGAAGTTCCTAAAAATGTTGTTAAACAATGTAAATGTGGAAATGTGTTTGGTACTACAGGTAAAGTATCTGACCATATTAACATGAGAAATACTTGGAGTAGTCAAACTAAAGTAGAATTTAGTCAAACAACAATGGACGAAGATATAGCATCAAGGAATAATAGATAATGGCTTGGAATTTTTCAGTACAAATAAACGCTTTAACTGGATTTGATGGAAATATTACAACTGCTAGCGAAGAAGGTGAAAATTATTCTACCTTAGCAAGTCAGTGGTTAACAGATGCTGCAAAAGAAGTTATTCAAGTATTACCACCTCATTTAAAAACAAAATGTTCAACAATGACTGCAGTGGCACATGATACTGGTATGGATTTAGATGAACAGGAAGATGTTTTATATGTTGTTAGACAAAAAACAGATGGAGGTGTATATATACCTTGTAGAAAAATACCTGGTGAAAATGGAGCAGAAGCAGAAGACCCAGATAGCTTAATGTATTATGCTACTTCAACAGACCCCGTTTATTATATTCAATCACATACAAATGATTCATTAAGATTGTTTGCAAAACCAACTCCTTCTTCAGACCAACAAGTAAAAGTATTCCATGTTACATACCCATCTATAAGTTATAATGCTATAGAAATTGATAATTTTCCTAATGAAGCTGAACACCTTGTTGTATTAAGAGCTGCGATAACTGCTTTGCAACATAAAATGACATATGAAGAAGACCCTGAACTTTTTTTACCAATATTGCAATCATTAAGAAGTCAATACCATGAAGGTCTTCAAGTTCTTGTTCAGGGAAGCTTAACAAGTGGCCAACAAGGAGCTAAATAATGAAAGTTAAAAATGTTATAGACCAAATAGAAAAGATGTTTGGAAGGCAATCGGAACAATATATGTTTCAATTAATGAATGATGCACTTGACGAGGTATCAGCAAAAAAAATGAATAATACTGAATCAAGAACAACTGATTTGCTTGGTCATGATAGATGGTATTCTTTGAGTGATGATGTTGTTCAAATAGATAGAGTAGAAATTAAAGATACAAATAACAGATATGTAATGATACCCAAGCTTGCAGACCCACATAAATTATTAAGAAGTGATACAGATGATAATGATACAAGTTGGAATAATACAACAGGAGAAGATGATTCGTTAACTTAGGAGCAATATGGCAATAAATAAAAGAACATATCCAAACAATTATTTTTCCTGGTATAACGATGATGGAAGACTTGCTATATTATGTCAAGACACAACATCTACTTCAGCTGAAAGAACATCTGAAAAATATGATACATATCAAGGGGATGATGTAGTTGCAGGAATTAGAATTACATATAAATCTAAATATGCTGCAGTTACTTCTGCAACAGAAGATTTAAAACAAAAAACAGGATTAGACTCAGGACTGCATACAGCAGTATTATGTTACATGAAAGCTAGAATGTTTGAAGATTCTGGTGATTTAGAAAGAGCGCAATATTTTAGAGTAATGTTTGAAAAAATGATAAAACAATATCCGTTAAGAAAAAGTGGTGTAAGAACATTAGCGGTACCAAGATTATAAAAAAGGGATAATATGGATTTTAAAAAAATGCTTGAAGATTATAAAAATCAACAAGAACAAGTAAAAGAAATCTTCATTAAACTTCAAGGTAAAATTGAAATGTGTGAAGAACTTCTTAAAGAAAAAAAAGACAATAAAAAATAGTTTTTTGAAATAGAGGTAAATATGGTTAAACAAAAAAGTGGCGTAGTCAAAAGAGCTATCGTTACACCAGATAAACACGTACCATTGCATGATAAAGCAGCAATAAGCGTATTAAAACAAGCAATAGAAATAGTAAAGCCTGATATATATATTGATTTAGGTGATTTAGGAGAATGGGGAAGCGCATCACATTGGCAGTGGGCAAGAAAGAAAAAACCACCATTAGAATATATCACTCCTAAAATAGAAAAAGACATTGAAGATGTAAATGATTTTCTTGATGATATTGATAAATGTTTAGACAAAGTAGGTTGTAAAGAAAAATATATATGCCAAGGCAATCATGATGCTTGGTTAGATATGTTTGTAGCTGAACACCCATACTTACCTCAGTATAAATTTAAAGATGCTTGCAGATTTAATGAAAGAGGATACAAAGTATATGATGCAGGACTTCCTCCAGATAAATGGTTAAAGAAAGGTAAACTTCACTTTTATCATGGGCATCATAAAAATGGTCTTCATCATGCAAAGGCTCATTTAGCATTAGGTGGAAATGTTATGTATGGTCATCATCATAGTTTACAACAAGCATCAGTAACGCATATAGATGGCCCTAAATCAGCTTGGAGTGCTGGATGTTTAAAAGACATGAGTCATGAAAAAAACTTATGGCTAGGTGGCAAAGCAATAACATGGGCGCATGCATTTGCAGTAGTAGATTTTTTTAGAGGTGGACTTTTTACAGTTCACATGGTACAGATAATAAATGGACGAACCTCACTGTGGGGTGAGTTAATTGAAGGAAAGTAAGGAGACAGATGGCAAACTTAACAGTAACACATACAGAAAGTATTACATTAAATGGTCAGGATTTTGGCAATACAAATGTATTTTCAATTTCAGGAATCAATAACGTATATAAAAGAATAGTAACATGCCCAGCGAATGTAGATACTACTATATTGAGAACTGGAGTAACGGTAGATGTTACAGATTCTTCTATGGATGTTCAAAATGTTAAATACATAAGAGTAACTAATCTTGACGGAAGCAATTCAGTAAATCTTAACTTACAAATAGATGTGACTGAAAGTGACAGTGGAGCTAGTGCAGCAAATGAAACAGCAACAATATTACTTGCAGCAGGAGAAAGCTTTGTTATGGGAACATCTCATGACTCTATAGCTGCTTATGATGCAGATAGTAGTGTTCAAACAACTTTGCATGATTTAGAAAGTATATTAATTGACCCAAGTGCTAATGAAGTAAAACTAGAAGTAATAGCAGCCAGTGTTTAATGAACTATCTAGAGATACTCGAAAACTATGGAGTGCCTCTAGTTGTGGCAGCAGCATTTTGGTGGTTTATACAAAAGCAAAACAAATACATTCAAGATGAATTAGCAAAAGAACTAAGAGAATCTTTTGGAAGAATAGAAGGCATTTTGATAAAATTAATAGACCAGCAAAAAAAAATGCAATTAGAACAAAAGGGCATAGAAAACAGCTATAAAACATTAGTTGAGATTATTGCACACTTATCTGGAGGATTAAAAGATAAGTTTATGAGAATACAGGAAAAGAATGAAAACAAAAGATATTAAAGAATTTGAAACAGATATTACTATACATTTAACAAGAATATCTGGTGATGTTGAATATACGAAACAAAGAGTTGATTTAGTAGTTAAACATTTAGAATTTATGAATGGAAGGTTAAGAACTGCAGAAAACAGTTTAGCCGCTCATAAGGCTGTAGGAATATCAATGGTTACAATGTTAACAATAGCAATAAGTTTAGTGGGAATATTGCAATAATGGAAAATTTTAGAGATTTGTTGTATTTTATGGCTGGTTTTATGACAACATTTTGTTTAGGATATATGTTATATAAAGGAGAAGAATAATGGCTGATGATGGAACAATGACAATTAAAGCAGTTTTACTGCCTGATGAAATACAAGCAACGCTTAAAGATTTGTCTTTTACATACACTCCTGCTGATGCTAGTGAAAAATGGTTTTATGGTATTGTTAATGTTCCTCATGATACAGGCGCAGTAGATTTAATTACAGGTAAATTTTTATCAAATAGTGCAGGTGTAATGGCAGGAATAGCAAATGCAGACATAGCAACATCAGATAAAATAAAATTTTTATTTATAAAAAATACAGGAACTACTGATGGTAGCAGTTCAACAGATGAAAGTATTATGCTTGTTCAAGATGGTTCTACTGTAGCTCATAGTTCAACAAATGCATTAGAAATAAGTGCAGGACAATCTTGGTTTGCTAAAATGCCAAATACTACAGTAGGAGATTTGCATGCAAGAACTGCAGACCCAGACCAAACAGCAGGTGGTGGAAGTGTTCAATGTATAGTCGCAGCAATATTAGATGATGTTGCATAAGGATTTAAAATGATACAAGCAATTATAGTAAAAGCAGTAATAGGAAAAATAATGGACGCTATTGAGAAAGCGGATGATAAACGTATTGCAAGTAGTCATGAAAAAAGAATTAAAAAGTTAGAGAAAGATTCGCATCCAAGAGCAGATTGGATTTGCATGGATTGCGGATGTAAAGCAAAAAAGGTAATTAAACCAACTAGGAGAAATAATGGGTAAATTATTAGCAACAATAGCATCTAAGCTACTTAGTGAAAAAGTATTAATAGCTATAGTTTTAAAACTTGGAGACTGGTTAGTCAAAAGAAGTTCTAACGAATTAGATGATAAAATTTGGGCAGAAGTAAGCAAAGCATTGGATTCTAATGGCTAAACAAGTATTACAAGTTACTAACTTTGCTGGTGGCTTGAATGCTTATTCTGATGCCAGAGATATACAAGATAATCAATTTACACAAAATTGGAATGCTGAGGTTGACAGAAATGGTATAATAAGAGTTTCTGGAATGGCAGGAGACTCTATATTAACTGAGTATTTTTCAAATACAAATTTTCAGCCAGGACATGGATTATTTCAATTTTCATCTGATTATTCTTTATCTGAAGTATCAGGAAGTTTTTCAGTTGGAATAAAGACAGGAATATTTTCTAATGTTGGAAACAACGTTACAATGTCATTAGAAGCTACAGCAACCGCCTCTCCAAATGAATTTCAAAATATGATGATTTATATAATTGAAGGCACTGCTGCAGGTCAATCAAGAGTCATTGATTCAAACACAAATGCAACTCCTCCAGTGTTGACAATAAAAGATGCATTTAATCCAGTTCCTGATACCACGTCTAAATATGTTATTTTTCCATGGAAAACTGATAACGCAAATTGGGTAGGTAAGGACGGTGGCAATGATGGAACAAATCATGATAAAGATTTTATTACTAATGGATTTGCAGGATATACTGCAGAATCAGAACTAAAAAGCAATTATACTACAGACTATTATATATTTTCTAAAAAAACAAGTATTACAGATGAAACTTCTGCAGATTTAGGATATGTTGAATATGGTAAAGCATTAACTTTAACACCAGGAACAGAATATTGTCTTTCTTTTGATTGCGCTCATTTATCTACATATAATTCTTTAGTATCAAAAGGAGATGTTGACCCTATTGATGGAGGCACCTCTCATGCTGATAAAGTTCCATGGGTTCAGCTATATTCTGAAGATGTTGCTGATACTAAAGGTAGTCTAAAAAAATTAGATGCATATCAAGTAACAGTTTCTGATGGAGGTGTATCTGCAGAATGGACTGATGCTAAAACATATAAAGGGGTTCAAGCTAATTCAACAGAAAAAGGAAATGGACAAGGGGCTACTTTTAATATTGTGACTTCTGCTAGCGGTAATACAGTTACTTTTCATATTGTTGATAGAGGTGAAAATTATGTAGTTGATGAAGAATTAATTTTTGAAAATCCTGATTGGGATGGAACAGGCTCTGTTCAAACTGCAAAAATTGTAATAGAGTCTATTAATGTTACAGGTTTATCTTTAACTGCTAGTTCAACACCAGGAGGCGAACTTGAATGGAGTTCTGGTATAATGGGAAATGGAGCAACTTCAAAATATTTAAGCTATGCAAACCATAATTATATAGCAAATGGTGATTTTACAAATGGAACAACAAGCTGGACTTCTGGTAGCAAAATAACTGCAGCTGAGGCAACAGATGATGGTTCTCGTTATGATAAGCATGATGGTACATTAAATCTTTCTAAATCTTCATTTCAGGCAATTCATCTTACATCTCCTTGGGATAATTCTTGGAGTGAATATATACATCAAGACGTTGTATTAGACGAAAATACAACATATCATTTAAATTTTTTATATGATGTGTATTCTGGTCAAAGTGGTATAAATTTAGCTGTATATGATACAACCAATTCTGTTCCATTAATTTTACCTGTAGTTGGATACAGGGGTGAAACAAGACCTGGATTTAATCCAGATGGAAGTGCATCTCTAGTTAATTTTAGGTATGGTGGAACTGCAACAAATGGACATGATATATCAAATTTAAAAGACATGCATTATACGACTTTTTCTACTGGAAATAGCCCAACTAGCTCTACATCAAATACATGTACAGTAAGGATTGGTTTTGCCCCAACACTTGCGCATGGCAATATAAGGCTTACTTCTGTTTCTTTGCATAAAGCTCACAATGATTTAGTTACAATGGGATATAAATCAGATTCACAAAACAAAAATCCATTTGCTATTAAAAATTTAGCTTTTTATAATTATACATTAAAATTTAAAATACCTCAAAATTATTCAAAAGATGATAATTGGAAATTAAGATTATATGGAGGAGAGTATAGTTTTAGAACAGACAATGATTATACACAACTTAATGTTGAAGGAGGTAATAATTATCAAGAAATTTATTTTGATAATATAAAATTAATAAGCAGTGGAAGTGACGTATTGACTTTATTAACAGATAATACAGCTAATTATAGTGATATTTTTATACATAGTAAAAATTCTAACAGCTGGTTTAATAATATGATAAGATGGAATCAAACATCTTGTAAACCAAATTATGATTATATAAATGGAATGTTAAAAATATCTGATGCTAATTTTAATAATGATAATAATTCAAATAAATTAATGTATTATGCAGGAAAAGAAGATACTTATGGTAGTGGTAAAGTTGGCTGGAATGTAATTGACAAAGCTTTGCAAGAACCTCCGTCTGTTTCTTTTGAATCTGTTAATACAGAAAATATAATAAGTCAATTTACAGACTGTGTACCTCTTTTAAATTCAAGGTATACTCCAGATGTTAATGGAATAACAACTTTTTTGCAAGGCAATTATAATGGAACAGAAAGCAATAATAGCAATCCAAGGAATAATAATTCCGTAGCTGCTGCATATGGGCCAAATCATATACAGGGTTTTGTTACAAGATATTGGTTTGACAGAAGAATGGAAATTGAACGTGATACAATTTATAATGATTCATTTGGAGGTCATCAAATAATGATTCCTAGATTTACTCCTAATTTTGTTTCTAATCAACCTTCAGATTGGTATTTAGATAATGTTCAAACTGGAAGTCAAAGCTATCTAGGAGGAGGTTATAATTTTAATAGCAGTATTAACGACCTTAGCACTACACAAACAGGAGGAATTCATTCAACTGAACTTAATTATCCAGCATTTTCAATTAAATCTACTTCTGAACCAACTTCGTTTTTGCAAAATACAGAATATAAAGAAATTGGAATACCTTCTGATATATTAAAAAATTTAAAAAATTCAGGCATTGATGATGCAGGGGATGTTGCAAAAGTTGAAATTGAATTTGAATATCAAATTGTTGGAAGTTGCGTAGCAGAAGGTAATGATTCAATTCTTAAATTAGACTTAACAAAAGTAGATTGTTCAGATGAAACGATAGATGATATTAATATTAATTGGAATCCTAGTGTATTTAGTGTTGATTCAAATATGAATACAACAAGAAATTATGGAAGAGGAGATACTAATACATTTAATGATAATTATGGATATGAATCATATAACTCAAATGAAGATGACGGAGAATGTTTAAGTTTAATTGCAGAAAATTATTCCGATACTGGAGTTTTTAAAGTAATTATTTCAGATTCAATTCATATTCCAAAAGGAGAATTAACTACTGACGAAAAATTTGTTTTAAAATTATCTGATTTTCTTGGTTATGCTACATCAAGGATGTTGTTTAATACGAATAATGAAGCTGCTCAATCTGGAGGTGACCCTAAATTTTATGCTACATCTAGTGCAGGCGGATTCGATTATCCACAAGACAAATATAGAACAGGCCCTTCAACTGTTGCAACTTTTTCTAGATTTTTAATTAATAAACTTAAAATATACCATTACAATGACGCTGCGTTTGATGATACTGTTTCAAATTTTTATTCATCTGGAGCATCCCAAACTCAATCAACAGTTTTATTTCAATGGGGAAAACCTAAAGGAGAAAGTTCATTAAGCTGGGGTGAAAGAACTTTTACATTAGCTGTATCTTCAACAAATATATTTAACGAAGAATCTTCAATTAATGAGTTAAATGACACCATAGGAGGCATAGGATTGCCTTCTGAAGAGTTTCCTGATGGGGTTCCAGTTATTGAAATTGGTTATGCGCCTACAATATCAATTAGATTAAAAGAATCTCATTTTCATAATCCTTATATAACTAAAACAAAGTTTTATATGAAAGATGAAAATTCAGAAATATATTATTTGCAATTTTATATTGACCATAAAACAGGTAAAATGCACTCAACTACTTCAGGAGTTCAAGCTTCAAAAGCTTACAGTGAATCAAGTTATTCTTATGACTGGATTTTAGAAAGAGAAAACTTTTTAAATTTTAATGAAGTTAACAGCTATGAATCAGAAACATTTGTTAATCAAGAAGATGCGAAACAATTGTCAAATTTAACATGCAGATATAAAACATCAGTTGTTGCAAATAACAGGCTTTATGTAGGTAATATAATGCAAAATGGACGTAAGTATGGAGATAGAATGTTAAAGTCTCCAATTGGTAAATACAATGTTTTACCTAAATCTAATTTTATTGATGTTGCAATTAATGATGGCGATGAAATAACTGCTCTTGCATATTACAAAGATAAGATATTGCAATATAAAAAAAGAAAAGTATTTATTATAAATGTTTCAGGTGATTTTGAATTTTTAGAAGATACATTTGAAAATGTTGGAGTATTAGGTCAACATTCTGTAACAAAAACTCCATATGGTATAGCGTGGGCAAATAAAACTGGATGTTATATTTACGATGGTTCTAAAATGTATAATTTAATAGACAATGTAATACCTGCAATATCAGATTATGCCGCTATAACTAATAATTACTGGTTAGTAAGTGCTGGTAGTGGAGATGCTGTTATAGGCTATATACAAGATACGGATACATTACTTATTAAATTTACAGCAGAAAAGAAAACTGCTAGTGTAGCATTGCCAGAAGCCATAACATATCATTTCCCAACAAAATCTTGGACATTTAATGTTAAAGGTATTTCAGGTAACGCTAATGATGGAAACGTTGGAGAAATATCAAACATGATAACCAATCAAGATGGAGATGTATTGTATTACAGAAATAATCCAGATGTTCTTAATGATGCAGATGATTCAATAAAAAAATGGAATAATGCCGCAACTATAAATACTGATAATCCTTCGCTTACAAAACCATATCAATTTAGTACAAAAGATTTTACGTTTGGAAATATAACTGATAGAAAAAAATTATATAAAGTTTATATAACATACAAAGTTAAAACAGATGGAACAGATTCAGGAGTAAGTGTTAAAGGTGCTATTAATGGAAGTGGAGATTTTACAGAAATTGCCTTTAGCACAAGCAGCACATTTACAAAATCACGCACAGCTTGTTATACTTCTTCAACTTTAAATGAAACAGATGGTAATTGGAAGATAGCAGAGTTAAAATTTGAAAATCCTGCAGCTGTTAATAATATATATTCTTTTCAATTAAATCTTTCAGCGGCTAATGTTGCAGTTGATTTTGAAGTAAACGACATATCCATAGTTTTTAAAACAAAAAGAACTAAATAATGGCTAATTTTCAACATTTAAAGGCATCGAGAACTCGTGTCCTTGATAGATTCCCAACTAAAGAATTTGGTAATGATGGTGATATTGTTATATCAAGAATATCTGGACGCGGTGTATTTATATGTTCAAAAGCTGGAGGTATGTGGTACGTTGCTAATCAAATGCAAGAATTATCACGTATTGGAAAGGCAACACTTAAAGATGTTACAACAAATAAATTAACAGTAAAAAATATAGCAAATACAGAAAAACCTATAGATAGATATATTGTTAGTGATTCTGGGAATATGCAATATAAGACAGGAAAACAAGTTGCCAATGATTTACCTCTACCTATAAATAATATAAGCTATAAACAAGCATATTGCTCATTAGAGCGGTATACAGACCAAGAAACATGTGAAGCTAATGGCGGGACATGGTATTATTCTGAAAATGACACTCATGACAGCATAGGCAGTACAGCAGAAAATCAGTTACTTACAATTGGTCAAATGCATAACAGTGTAGATACAGAGCCTACATTATTATATGATGGTTCAGTATTAGAAATAAAACGTAATACAAATTTTGATGATAATTGGCAAACTGCAGCAGTTAATAGTGTATTAAAATTATCATATAGCCCTACTGTATCGTCTCAATTAGGAACAGATTCTAATGGGTATTTAAAAATTACAGCATCAAATACAGTTTTATCGGGAACGCTTGAAATATCTACAATTGCAGAAATAGGTAGTGATACAGATAAGTTTTTAATGTCTGATTCTGGTGTTGTTAAGTTTGTTACAGGTGCCAATTTACGTTCATATATTGGCGCAGGTACAGGTGATGGTGATATTACAGGTGTAAGTATTACAACAGATACAGGTTCAGGAAGTAAAGCTGAAGACACAGCAGGTTCTGCAGATTTTTCTATATTAGGTTCTAGTGGTGTAGGTGTAACTAACAGTGGCACAACTATAACTGCTGTTGCTGTTCCTGCGGAAATAGACCATGATTCTTTAAATAACTTTGCGGCTAATGAACATTTCACACAAGCCAATATAACAACAGTAGGAACTATTGATACTGGTGTATGGCAAGGAACTGCTATAGCACATGCTTATATAGGCGCTGATGCAATTGAAGGCGATAACTTAGCAGATAATGCTGTTAACAGTGAACATTATACAGATGGGTCTATTGATACAGCTCACATAGGAGATGACCAGGTTACCTATGCTAAAATACAAAATATGACTGATGCAAGAATGCTTGGTAACAATGCTGGTTCTGATGGAGTTATTACTGAAATGACAAAGGCAAATGTATTAACATTTTTAAATGTAGCAGATGGTGCAGGAGTAGCTCCTACTAATTTTGTTACCAATGATGCTGATGATACAATGTCAGGTACATTAACAATCAACAAAGACTCTTCAGCTACATCAACAGTTTCTAATTATGGACAAAAAATTGATTTAGACCATACAGGAAATACAGGAGCAGGTCAAGTTATAACTAACTATGGGTTAGATGTAGATTTAGATTTTACAGGAGCAAATGCTACAGGAGGAAATACAAATAATTTTGGAATTAATTTAGCATTAAACTCAGAATCAGGTAGTCATTCTGCTGCTAGTGGTATTGATAATACTGCAATAAAAGCAGTTTTAACAGGAAATACTGATACAGGTGATACTACTCAAGTAGGATATGATTTAACAATTACAGGTGGAGATGCAGGTTCTCAAACAGGATTATTAGTTAATACTGATGATGGCTCTACAGATTTAAAAATAGTTAGTTCAGCAGATACAGCTGATTACTTTAGTATTGCTACTACTGCTAATGGAGCAACTACATTAACAACTGTAGATGGTGGTGCAACTGCAGCACATTTAACATTACAACCTGATGGAGATATAACATTAGATACTGCTTCAGGTAATTTTATTGCAAAAAAAGCAGGAACAGAATTTAGTGTAGCAAATAGTGCTTATGCAGGTATGATTCTTGGATATACTAGGATTCAAGACAATTCAACAACACCAGGCACTGATTTTATTACAATAAACAGTAGTAGTATGACAGTTTTGCAAACTGTTGCAGGAACAAATTTATCTATAAATTTTACAGTGCCACCAAGTGGAAGTGTGGAAATAGATTGCAGGTTTTTTGTTTCTGCTGTTAGTGATGGTGCAAAATTTTCATTATCTACTGGCACATCTTATGCTGAATTAGATGAAAAACATACTTATGATGCAGATTATACTTTTTTTATAGATGAGACAGACCATTATGTAGTGAATGTTACATTTGCAGTGACAGGATTAACAGCAGGAACTGATACAACATATTATTTAGCAGGACTTGCAAGTGGTGCTTCAACATTTATTAGGCACGGTAGGTTTAGAACAGCAGGAGCGCATAGTCCCCCAATTATATTAAAGGCTATTGCATTACCTGCAACCATCACAACAGGTGAATAATTAGAATATTATTAGAGATTTGTATATAATAAGAATTATTAATATATTTAAGAGATAAATAGGAGACAAAAAGGAGCATTTTATGGCAAACGGTTACAATCCATATGCGGCAGCGCAAGGCCAAACAGATTTACTTGAGAATCTTTTACAAGCAGCTGATATTGAAAGAAAAGCAGACCAGTCTATTGGTAAACAAAAAAAAGAAATGACAGATAAGTTTGAACAAGACTTAACAGATGCGCAAATAAAACAAGAAAGAGAATTACAAAAGAAAAAAAAGAAAAATCCTTTTGAAACTTTATTTAAAGCAGGAAGTATGTTTTTGCCTGGAATTGGCCCAGTGCTTGCTAATGCCCTATTATCAATGAAACAATTAAAAGACCAATCTGGATTTGCAAAAGACAGAATAAATGTAGCAAGAAAACTTGGAATGGACACAGGCGCATATAAAGGCACATTTTTAGGTAGCCAGGCAACAAAACAAAAAAAACAATCAGATGCATTGCTTGATAGTTTGTATGAAGATGCTAAAGTATCTGGCTCGGACATGCTAGCTGCTGGTGCAAAAGGAGCATTTGAAGGATATCAAATGGGTAAAATAGGACAATCATTAACAACGCCTGTTGCAGGTACACCAATAGATATTACGGATGGTTCAAAGTTAACTGATGCTGTAGATTTTTCAGGAAAATTTGATGTATCAGATATAACTAAAGCTATAGGAGAAGGTTCATCAACAGTAACACCTAACTTAGGGCCTATAGAAAGTATATTTGCAAATTTAAAAAGTAAAGATTTATCAACATTGTTTGACCCTACACTATCTGGAGCAGACGCTGGAATATCTAATATTTCAGCAATATTACCGTTTTTATTACAGGGCTATGCTCAGGGTGGTAAAGTAGATAAGAGAGGTTATTAATGGCAATGATTGACACTATAATGGAGCAATTGCAAAATCTTGGAATAGATACTCAAGGTGGTTAAGCAGGAATATCAGATGTAAGTCCAGAACAAATGGCTTCTGCATTTCAATCAAAATATGGATTATCAGCATCGCAATTACCGTCTTCTTTATTTCAAAGAATTTCGCCTGACATTTTAAAGGCTGGGTTAACATCAACATATTCGCCAATGATAGAAACTACTGGTCAAAACTTACTTGGTAACATGTTAGACTCAATGTCTGGTAAGGAAGGAAGGCAAGCGGCTGGAGGGTTTGCAGGAAGCGGGCAACAACAGCAATTTGTCAGTGGTATTAAAGATGTATATGGCAAGGGAATGGCAGATATATTAGCTCAAACAGGGCAACAAAGAACAAAAGCATTATCAACAGTTAAAGACTTAATTGACAAGATGCAAACTCAAGCTTTACAAATTAAAGGTTATTAATAAAAAGGATTAAGAATGGCTAACGGATTTAGGTCTCAACAAATAAATAGAAGCTCGTTTTCTGATTTATTGCAATTAATTCAAGGTTCTGCTGAAGCAGGGCGAAGAAGGCAAGCGGAATACAGAGATATTCATAAAGATTTTGATACAGATATTACTGGTACATATGATAACGAACAATTAGCTCAAAAAAAACAACAATTTGATAATTACTTTAATTCTAATAGAGGTTCAATGAATGAAGCTGTGTTGGCTAAATATGAACTTTTAGATGCAAAATTTCAACAACAACAAAAAGATAATGATGGATATACTTTAGGAATAGAAAAAAACAAGCAAATTGCAAAAAATGTAGAAAATGCATTGTTATCTTACAGTGCTATAAATGAAGATACTGAATTAACCGCTGACCAAAAAATTACAAAAAGAAAAGAGGCTATGGATGCTTTAGGTGCAAGCATTGGTGATTATTTAGGTGATGCAGGAGAATTTAGAACAAAACATTACAATAGGCTTGCAACGTCACCACAAGATGCATTTTATATTGATAACCTAAACGAATTATTTGCATATGGAATTGCGCAAGCGGAAGATGATTTTGTGTTTGATTCAAATGAAGCAAGAGCTTTTTCTTTGGCTTTACAAACTCAATCGTTTGAACCTATAAAATCATATAAAGTAAATGAAATGAATTTAAACTCTGCATTAAATCAAAAACAAATACAACAAACAGACCTTTTATATAAACAATATGAAATATCTTCAGATATCTCAAAAAAAGCAAGTTATTATTATGAATTAGAAGAAATAGCAGCAAATGAAAATGGTGATTATTCTCAGGAAGAGCAAGAAAATGCTAAAAATAATTTGTTAAGTTTAGAAAATCAATCTTTTTATACAGATGATGATGGCAATCAATATATGTATGCAAATTTATCTGATGATGAATCAGATGAATCTTTGCTTGCTGCACAACAAATGCTTGGAAAAGAACAAACATTTGAACAATTAAAAAATATTGACACTATATACTCAAAAAGAGTTGGGCAAAGTTATTTACAAGGCATAAATCAAATTCCTTCAATTAAAGATGATATAAATACAATTTTTGGCATTGCAAAACCTGTAGTTCAACCTGAAGTTAAAGTTAAAGATGGAGATAAGCCTAAAGATGAAGATAAAGATGATAAAAAAATTACTGATGAAAGTTTGTCTTCTGAATTTGGAATTGAATCAATTGATATTAAAAAAGACATAGCTTCTGTTAAAACTTGGGCAGCACCTGAAATAACAAAAACAGCTACAAAATTAAATAACATTAAACTTGAAATTGACAATTATGTTGTTTCACAAACACCAGAAATTAATCCTAACGCATTGAATAAAATATTAGATAGGGAAAATAAAACACCTATTACATATAACGATTTAAAAGACTTAGAAGAAATGTACAATAAAGATGTAAAAGAGATGGAAAGATTATACAATGAAGAGCTGTCTATGAAAAAAATGGGCATTAAAGGAAATGACCAAAGAAGAGCATCGATTAGAAAACAAATAAACAAACTTTATTATAGATGGTCTAATAATATGTATAGAAGGGGAACAGAGCCTACTGAAGAGGGAGAAATTAAAATAGGAAAAGTATTTAAAAGGCCTGTACCTAACAGTGCTTTAAGTGCATTAAGAGGTGGTTTAGCAAGAATTAAAGGCAAAGAAACTCAATACAACGAATTAAAATCTAAATATGATGAAGATTTAAAAAGAACTCAAAAATAAATGACAGTATTTCAATATTTAGAAAAGGTTAGAAACGAAAACCCTCAGTATCAAAGGTTAGACAATGTCAGCCTTTACAAACAATTAAAAGGTACAGACCAGAATCTTCCTTCTTGGTCAAGGATAGACAACCCCTCAAAATCAACAAGAAGAAAAACAGACAAACAAAGTCCTGGATTTTTAAATAGTTTATTTGATTGGACTGATTATGGTATAAATCAAACATCTTGGAACTTTGTTAAATCTGCATATAATAACTCTATTACAGGACTTGCATATCAGCTACACAATGGAGAAGAAAAATTTGATTTAGAGGACTATAACCCAGGTATTGTTGAAGATGTAGGAAGTATGATTTTGTCTTTTGCTATGCCATTAGATTTTGCTTCAATGTTTGTGGGAGGATATCTTGGAAAAGCATTAACAAAACCAATGAATGCTGGAATTAAAGCAAAAGCAGTAGATGCTATGGTTGGAAAAAAAGCATTTACAAAACAATTTGGAAAAGAAATCGCAGACCAAACAACACAAAAAACATTAAAAAAAGCAGGGAAAAATATAACATCTGAACAAGCAAGAAGAGAGATAGCTGAAAGGCATGTTGAGTCTATAATAAAAGATTATGGAATGGCTCCTTTATATAAACAAAAATCTCAAGCTATTGCTGCAGGAACAATTATGAATGCTTCTACTCTTGCAACATTTGAAGGTGTTAGAGGAGGATTTCAAGCAGCTGCCAAC